TTGGATGCCCGTAACGGCCAGGACCGTGACCGGCGTCCGGTTGGACACAATAGGAGGATTGAGCGATGTCGACGCGGTTATCGGTGACGATTGCGACGCCTGCGACGCTAACGAAGCACGGGGAGACGCGGCGGGCTGAGAAGAACATGCTGATCGACCTGCTGGACCGGTTTCAGATAGCGTTTGAGAACGCGCCGCAGGCGACGACGAGTTTTACGATTACTGACCGCAACAACGAGGGGCTATTGACGGCGACGTATACGCCGTCGGCTTCGGCGTAGGAGTGTGGGCGAGTGCACGAGCTGGCTGCGATTACGCTGATTATGACGGTGATCATGCCGGGACAGGTGCCGGATAATCAGTATCGGCTGTCCATGCCTGTGCTTGCGGAGTGCTGGGAGGATGCGGCGCTTTTCCTGCACGCCAAGCTGCCGTACGACATGACGCACAAGAAGCTGCCGGACGGTCGCGAAGTGGAGGGTGTGGGCCGGATGGCTGGCTGTTTTCTAAAGGATGGCACGGAGACGAAGACTTAGATGGCAGGACACTAAAATGCATGCCTCAACTTTTGAATATCTGAAACCGACCGACGAGCAAATTGAGAAAATGACGGAAGCGCGCCTCGCAGCAAAGGTTTATTGCGACGTGATCGAGAAAGTCCTGCCCGAGGGACCAGACAAGACATTTATCATCCGTGCTCATCGAGCTAACGCCATGTGGGTTAATGTTGCTCTAACAAGACTTCCAGATGGGACACCTCGAAGCTGAGCGAGCAATGGTGTATTTGTCGACGCAGGGGACGTTCCGGGTGAAGCGGGAGTTGGACGGGCGGATTGCGATCATGCAGCCGCCTTATGTGCTTGTGGAGCCGGCGGTTGCTGTGAAGATGGCCGAGGCGATTTTGAAGGCCTGCGGGGTTGAGACGGTATTTGCGTCGCCTGGTCAGACGGTGATCCGACCGCGAGCGGCGTTATAGGGCTGAGGGGCCTACGGAGTGGAAGCGATGACGAAAGCTGATGTCCACAAGGAGAAGGTGGCCGCGAAGGACGAGCATCCGATCGCGCATGCTGCCCAGTCGGCGGCCAAGCGTGACGACCTCCCTACAGCGGATGAAGTGAAGCGCGTTCCCTCGGATGAGGGGGCTGAGAAGGCCAAGAAGCCGGACAGCCTACCTGCGGTGCTTGAGGAGTGGATGGCGCATGTGCACGAGGTTCTGGACCGCACCGACAGCAGTCCGCAGCCGGCCGATGTAGCAATTCGCTCGAAGCTTGTTGGGCGGCTGCGCGCGTTGCACAAATGATTACGGTCGGCCGCGTCAAGTTTCGTCGCATCCCGGACTATTTTCTCGAACGCTACGATCGTGAGTTTGCGGCGTGGGCGGACGAGATCAAGCGCGGGACGTTTCAGTCGCGGCGGTTATTTGTGTTTCGGGAGGGTGGATTTGCGGCCGATTCACCCGACCCGGAGCAGGGCAAGGAGTTGCTGGGGGCGTGGCTGTTCTGCCGGATTTCGCGCAAGGCGGTTGAGATTGAGCCATTTACGAAGCGCGATGAGGAGCGGATCCGCGTTCATTGCGCGCGGATGCAGTTGCGCGGTGTTCCGGCGCGTGCGCGGCTGATCGAGCCGCCGCGGCCCGGCATCCCGATGTTGCCGAGTTTGGGCGGTGCCTAATGGCGGTATCTTCGGAATCGCAGGTTTCGGCGAAGCGGCTTGCGGGAGCGAGCCAGGTCCCGGTCGCGGAATGCTTTGAGCAGCATGGCGGTGAGCTTGGACGTTGTTCTGACCATGCGGGCCGTTTCGGCGTCGATCGGCAGCATCGGATACTCCAATGTTCCTCAACTCGCGAAACGCCGAATGGCGAGTTCCGTTCCGCTGCTCTCTGGATCGGCAAGGTCGATGGATGAAGTTGAGCCCGGCAAGCGGGCCAAGGCATCGGTCGATTACTCGCTAGGCGGCGATCATTGTGGCGCGTGCGTGCATTTTGTCGAGGGCATAAACGAACTCGGCAGATGCGATCTGGTGGCTGGCGACATCGGCGAGGATTGCTGGTGCCGGCTGTTCCGCCGCCGCAAAGGGTCCGTGTGTCGCTGATGCGACGCCGCTATCTCGCGATCTTGAGAAGGAACGAAGTGATCTTGAGAAGGAGCGAAGCCAATGCCGCTGACGAAAAAAGGCCAAAAGATCAGGACCGCGATGCGGTCGGAATACGGCGGGAAAAAGGGCGACAGCGTGTTTTACGCCTCGATCAACAAGGGGAAGATCAAGGGCGCTGAGCGCGGCGGCAAGATTAGGTCGCACGACAATGCCGGCGGGTTCCACCACGGTGGCTACGGCGGCAAGGTTCGGGAAAGTGCGGCGGCTGAGCGGCGCGAGCACGGCGGGCCGCTGCGCGAGCTGCGCGAGGAACGGCCACGTTGGGACACGGAAGGATTTGGCGGCAAGGTGATGCACCCGATACGGCATGCCAGCAAGGCCGCCGGCGGGCGCTGGAAGTAGGAGGCTGTCATGTCGATAGGTCTTTTGTTTTGGGTGTTGATGGTTCTATGGATAGTTTCCTGGCTCGGGACGAGGTGGGGGCCTTACACGACTTACGTCTATGCCAGCGAATTTTTGTTTTTTGTTCTCTTGTTTCTCCTCGGCTGGCACGCCTTCGGCTTTATTATCCACGCCTAGCCATGCCGAGCTGGAAATGAGCAGGAGGGGCCATAGCAGGAGTAAAACCGATGAGTAGCGGCCACACCACCGAAGCGGCGCCGGTCGGGCCGCTTGTCCGGCTGATCCAGCGCTATCCTGGACTGCAGCATTTCCTTGGCCAAGGGACCGGGATCGTGTCGCGCAAGTTTCTGGTGCCTTATGGGGCCGGCCGCTCAATGGACGGCGCCATGACCTACGTCGACGAAGGGGTGCCGGAGCGGTTCAAGATGGGGGTGTGCGTCGACAAGTACGTGTCCGCGCACGAGGGTATGGAATGGTGGCTGATGACGCGCCTCGGCACGGCCTATTGGGTCGGGCCGAACCGGAACTCGGCGCATTGGTGGGCGGAAGGCTACGAGCACTATCAGATGATGCTCGACGGCTGGACGGACGACGAGATTGACGAATACGAAAGGGAGTGGGGGACCTACGTTGCCGAGGACGAAGCGCAGCGGTTGAGCCCTGAGACTGTCCCGCCCGATCTCTACACCGGCGCCTACGAGGCGGCCTCGGATACGGACAAGGCCGAGGACAAGGCTGACGCCAAGATTTTGCAAATCCTCCTGGCGGCGCGGGCGCGCATGGTCGCCACCAGGGAGGCGAGGCTTATTGGGTGAGCGAGTTTGACTTCATTGCCGGGACCAAGGTCGCCGATTTCGTCACGTCGAACAAGCGCGTTGATGTCATTCAGGGGCCGCTCGGTTCCGGCAAGACCAAGGCGCTTTGCATCCGCATCATGCGGCATGCGCAGGAGCAGGTGAAATCTCCGATCGACGGGATGCGGCACAGCCGGTTTGCCGTCGTGCGCAACACCTATCCCGACCTGCGCCGCTCGACGATCCGCACTTGGCTTGAGACGTTCCCCGAGAGTGTTTATGGGCGCTTTACTTGGGGCGCGGTTATGCAGCACCGGATTAAATTTGCCGATGTCGATATGGAGGTCGATTTTCTATCGCTCGACAAGGAGGAGGACGTTCGCAAGCTGCGTTCGACGGAATACACCGGCATTGCGTTTAACGAGCTTGGCTTTATTGCGCTGCGCGAATTGTTTGACGAGGCCCGCACGCGCATTCGCTATCCATCGGCAGAGCACGGCGGCCCTAATCCGTGGGGCGGCGTTATTGCCGACACCAACGCGCCGGACGAGGATCATTGGCTGGCAATGATGACCGGACAGGTCGAGTTGCCGATCGGTTTGACGCAAGACGAGATCGCAAGCTATCGCTGGCCCGAGTCGTGGGGCTTCTACATGCAGCCGCCGGCGCTCATTGAGCAGCGTGACGAGCGCGGCAATATCATCGGCTATGAGGTTAATCCGAAGGCCGAAAATCTCAAATACTTGCCGCCGCACTACTACGACGAACAGATCGTCGGCGCCGCGTCGAAAGCCTGGATTGACTCGCGATTGATGAACCGCGTCGCGCTCGTCGTCGACGGCGCGCCGGTTTGGCCGCAATTCATGCGCGAGCTCCACGTTGCGAGAGAAATGCTAAAGCCGGTCGAGGGCGTCGATGTCCAGGTCGCATTCGACGCTGGCCGCGTCTATCCGGCCGCTCTCTTTGCGCAAGAGGTCAACCAGCGGATTTGCATCCAATACGAGATTTTGGGATTCAACGAGCCAGCGCATCGCTTTGCGCCGCGGATCAAGAAGTTTCTGGCCGCGCATTACCCCGGCTACACGGCGCGCTTTGTCGGCGACCCGGCAATTACCCACAAATCGCAGGTCAACGATGAGAGTTTCCAGAGCGTATTCCGCTCGTTCGGCATGCCGATTGCGCCGGCACCTCTGAAAATGAACAACAGCGATGGTGCGATCGAGGAGCGCACGGAGGCCGTGGCCTATGTGCTCAACGACAATCCACGAGGGCAGCCGCGGCTGTTGATCTCGCCGGCCTGCCGGGCGCTGATCGTCGGCATGGCCGGGCGGTATCACTTGGTGAAAGAGGACGACGGCGAAATGCGTCCGAAGAAGGACAAGTACTCGCACCTGTGCGACGCGCTGCAATACCTGTGCATCGGGCTCGGCGAGGGCCGGCGCATGGTCGGCAAAGTGCCGCTGGCCGAATTGAAACCGATGAAAATTTACCACGGGCGCCGCAGCATGCGGAGGGTCATGGCCTGACATGGGCGAGGTTCGCTTCCCACCGAGCGCGATCGAGCCCTCGCAATGGTTTGTTGCATTTCACGAAACGACACAAAGCAAGATCATCAACGCTCTCCCGATCGGTCGGTTCAAGCACGTCACCGCCTTTGGCTATTGCGCCGGATTCAAAGCCTGGCTGCATATCGACCCGCAGTTCGGTCGGCTGCGGCTTGCGCTGCTGTCGCAATCCGCGATGGAAGCAGCCGCTCGACACGGCGTATTGGTCAAAGTCGGGCATGGCTCCGGCGTCAAATTTTTTGGCCGCACCGGGCTCTATTGCGTTCCGGTCATCCGCTACGTGATCGGGTTGCCGTGCGTTGCGCTGACACCGGACGGCCTTTATCGGCAAATCCTCCGTAATGGAGGGATTTTGATTGGACTTTCCCAGCCAGATTTTCACCCCGCCGCAACCGCCGCAGTTGCCGCCCGATCCGTACCTCAAGACTGAGGAAGCGCAGGCGCAGAACGATCTCGTGTCGTCGCTGCAGCAAAAGACGCAGGGCGACATGGCGTCGTTGATGGCGCGCTACGGCGCGCAACTCGCGGCGGCCGGCGCTAACTACGGGCCACTGTCGCCGGTATCGGTCACGACCGGCGGGATTAAGCCCTAATGGCCGAATCCGACACCGGCGAGACCAAGACAATCGAGCAACAGGCGGTCAGCCGGCTCGCAGCTTGCCGGGTATGGAAAAGCTACATCGAGCTCGACCTCAAGGAGATGTATTACTTTGCGGCGCCGAACCGGCAGCGGCAAATCAGTTCGATGGTGCAGCCGTCGCAATCGCGGATGCTCGATGCGCCCGATTTGAATACCGACCAGGCATTCATCCTGGTGCAGGATTTCATCACCGAGCTGGTCAACGCCTACATGCCGGAAGCAAATCCGTGGTGCGAGCGCGGACCCGGCATGTTCCTTAAGCCCGAAGTTTGGGACCAGATCAAAGACAAAATCGCCATTCAAGACCGGCAGATTTTTGCGGCTATGAAAGCCTCGAATCTCTATCCCGAAGTCACCAAGGCGTTTTATCCCGACATCGCGACCGGCACCTGCGGGCTGTGGATTGACCGGCCGCACATCAGCGCGCCGGTCACTGTGCAGGCGATTCCGCTGCGCGAACTTGAATTTGATCTCGGCCCCTATGGCGAACCCGACACGCGGTTTGCTGTTCGCTACACCCGTAATCATTACGTGCGTGAGATCATCGGCGAAGAAATATGGGACAAGATGCCGGCGGACAGCAAGCAATCGCTTGACGACAAGCCGGGCCAGCGCACGCAGGTCATATTCGGCTTCTGGCGCATCTGGAAAGACCGCAGCGATGTTTGCTGGCAGCATACTGTGATGCTGCGAAACAAGCTCATCCACGACGCGGTTTTGAAGGGCGAGGGCTCGTGCCCGATGATTGTCGGGCGCTTCAATCCGACCGCAGACTGGCCGCATGGTCATGGGCCACTCTATCAGGGCCTCCCGACGCTGCGGCAGATCGACGAACTGGAAATCATGCGGACGGAGCACTCTGCGCTCTCATTCAAGCCGCCGATCACCTACCCCGACGACTCGTTCGTGAACGTCGACCAGGGCATCGAGGAAGGCATGGCCTACCCGATCCGCCCCGGCACCGAGGGCGCGGTAAAGCCGATCTACCAGCCGCCGCCCGTCAACGTCGGCAATTATACCTACGAGGAAAAGCTGCACAGTCTGCGCAAGCTGTTCTTCGTCGACTTCCCCGAACAGCGCGGCGATACCCCGCCGACGCTCGGTCAGTGGCTCGACGAAATGGCCCGCGCCCAGCGGCGCATCGGCACTCCCGGCCTGCCGTTCTGGCGCGAGATATGCGCGCCGATTTTCCAGCGTTTCCAGCACTTGCTTGAGATTGCCGGCACGTTGCCGCCGATCAAGGTTGACGGGCGCGCGATTGCGTTAATGCCGCGCAATCCGGCGCAGGCCGCGGCCGAACAGCAAGAGGTCGGCATGGCGGTCAAGGCATTGCAGATCATCGCCGGTACTTGGCCCGAAGAATTCAAAATGTTTGTCGACGGTGAAAAGACGATGAAATGGATCGTCGAAAAAATGCGCGTCACCGGTATTAGTTTCCGCAACAAGGATCAGGTGCAGGCTGTGGTCGGTCAGATTGCACAGCTCGCCGGCGCGCGGCATGTCGGACAGCCGCCAAATGTTACGCCAGGCCCGGCAGCGTGAGCGACGAAATCGACGACACGATGCTTTCCGACGCGCTCGACCGTGTCGCGCGAACGCTCGATGGATTGTTGCTTTATCGCTATTTGCAAAAGGTCATGATGAGCGTTGTCACGCCGTCAGCCCCGGAACGTGCGTTGCCCGTTAATGAGGGTCGCCGCAGTCTCGCCGCCGAACTGATGGGCCTCATGGCCGAGGGTATTGGCGAGAATGACCGAGCTTGCGTCACCTTCACCGTCCGCAAATCCAGCGGCACCGGCGGCACCGGCCGCGGCGCCCGCCGCCGCGTTGCCCTCGACGACTCCGACGTTAGCCCCGTCGACGCCCTCATCGCCGAGTACAAATTCGAGCCCCCCGGCGGCGACAGCGGCGGCGAAGCGTCCTGATGGCATTCCTGACGCCTATTGGGATTCGTCAAAGAACGAAGTGAAATTTGCCGAATGGTCCGGCAAGTTTAACGAACAAGCCGCTGCGCTCGCTGCCGCCGAATCCAAGCGCCTCGCGCTGCCGCAAAACGCCGACGGCTACAAGACCGACCTGCCGGGCGACTTCAAGGCGCCGGACGGCGTGACGTTTGCGTTGAACTCGGCCGATCCGCTGCTTGCACAAGCCCGCGCGCTCGCCCACGAAGCTGGGCTCTCGCAAGAGCAATTCTCCAAGTTTCTCGGCCTTTACGCCGGTTCGCAGGTCGCCTCACAGCAGCAGATCCAGGCTGCGCGCAACGCGGAGATCGCAAAACTCGGCGAGACCGGCCCGGCACGTTTTAACGCGCTGCAAACCTTCTTCTCGGCCTATCTCGGCGCCGCCGAAGGCAAGCAGGTCATGAGCCGCGTGTTTACGGCAAGCGACGTGCAAATCCTGGAGAAGCTTGTCGGCAAGATCACGACGCAGGGCGGGGCCGCGTTCACCGGCACTGGCCGCATTCCAGCCGAGCCGCAAGGCCGACTGAGCCCCGAGCAAATTGCAAGACTCACACCAGCGCAGCGTCTCGATTACTCGCGCCAATTCAACCAGACGACGATGCCTGCGTGGCAAGACCCGCGCAGCAGCAACGGTGCTGCGGCTTGATAGAGGGAACCTGAGAAATGGCCGTTTCTAATCTGATGACGCTGACCGAGTACGCCAAAGGGTTCTCGAACGAGGATATTCGTCGCACGATCATCGAAATGTTCACGCAATACTCGGACGTGTTCGAGGTCATGCCGTTCGAGGGGTTGCGTGGGTCGAAGTACGTTGGCTTCCGCGAGGCCGCGCTGCCCTCTCCGCAGTTCCGCGGCATCAACGAAGCATCCTCAACCGGGCATGGCGTGATCTCGCCATTTGACGAGGCAACCGCGATCATCGACCACGACATCGACATCGACCGCGCCATCGTCGACCGTCACGGCCCGGAGCGCAGAAATTACGAGGAGCGCATGGGCATCACCGCCTTTGCCCGCCTCTGGATCGACACGTTCATAAAGGGCGACCGATCCGTCAATCCGCGCGTGTTCAATGGCTTGAATGTTCGCGCGGTCGATTTTGGTCGGTTGCTCAACAACTCGACTGCCTCTGGTGGTGCCGCACTGAGCTTGCTCAACCTCGATCAGACGATCAACAATGTAAGCAAAAAGTCAGGCACCACCTACATTCTCGTGCCCTTCCTCTCGCTGCCGCTGTGGATTCAGGCGGCCCGCACTACGACTTTGACGGGCTTTGTGATGCAGACCTGGGATGAGGTCGGCATGCCGAAGATTTCATACGGTGGGCACAGGCTGTTGTGGGGCTACCCGAAGGACGATCAGCAGCCCATCCTGCAATTCAACGAGGTCGGCAACGGCGGCGGCTCGGCGGTCACCGCATCGCTCTACGTGTTGACGCTCGGCGAGGGCATGCTGCGCGGCATCTACGTGCGCAACCTCACTCCCGAAGATGTCGGCTTGCTGCAGGATCGCAAGACCTTCCGCACGCACATTTCCTGGGACGTGTCGATCGTCGATGAGCACAAGTATTGCTTCAATCGCCTCACGTCTTGGACGAACGCGGCCATCGTGGCCTAAGCCAAAGAGGACAGGACTATGGCTCGCAGAAATTATACTTTCGACGCCAATCTCCAGCTTAGCGATGGCGGCAGTGCCATTGCCGCCGCCGGCTGGGCGCAGGTTGGCGGCGCACAAGCCATCGTTGATCTCGGTGGTAACCAGGGCATCACCATCACGTTGCCCTCGATCGACAACGTCGCGACCATCACGCCGCAGCAAGCTCGTATCGACGCGGTTGTCGTGATCTACGTCACTGCGGCTACGATCAGCGGCTCCAACTTGTATCGGGTCACGCTGGTCGGTTCGAATAATGCCAGCATGGCATCGGGCAACCACGTTCTCGGCCAGTTGCAGTTTGGCAAGGGCTCCGCGATGGACCCGCCGAATAGCTCGGATGAAACCGCGGTCCCCGGCTCGACCAGTTTTCCACAGGCGTACCAGTACGAGCTATTGTTCACCAACGAGTACGAAGGCACGCCGCTTGAGTTTCTTAGTTTGTACGTGTCCGGCACCTTCGGCTCGATCACCTTCTCGGCCTTTGCCGCCGTGCTGCCGAGGGAATAAATGGCCGAAATCGTCACTGGCGAATACTCGCGTTATCGCTCAAATCTGATCGACGCTCACGCGGACTCGAAGGTTTGGCTGTGGGATTGCGGGCCGGAGAAGGCGAAAAAGCCGACATCGCCCGCCAAGCCGGTCGGCCTGGCCGGCGATCCCGACTACGATCTTGCAGTGATCGAGTGGCGCGAGGAGCTGGAAAAATACGAAGCCGATCTCAAGGCGTACAAGGTGGCGATGCGCGAATTTGAGGATTGGGAGAAGCGCATGGGCGGCGCGATCGAGCGCATCTTTTGGTCGACGAACGCTCGCGATGCACTGGCAAACGACGCTCGTGCCGTTGAAGAGGGCCGCCAGTCAAAACCGCGCTGGTTTATCTCGTCCCGCACTCGCGGTCACGAGAAGCTGCGCAACCGCGGCCTGCCGGTTGGCGTCAAGCCAGGGCACGCCCATCAAGCCGAAGTCGACCGGCAGATTGCCGGCGACAAGGAGTTCATTGCGGCGCTTAAAGCCGATCCGCAGTTCGGACAGGAGATAAGGGCATGACCCGCTTTCTGAAATCAATCGTCGCTGCCTCGGCGGCTCTTGCTCTTGCTGCGCTGCCGCTTCCAGTCAAGGATGTTGCGCACGCCGCCGCGACTACGCAAACGCTGCATGCCTATCTGTGTGCGCCGGAGCCGGTTGTCGGTGCGGCCGGTCCGCGCCGCGTCGTCAACACATCTTCAACCGCATCGCCGCAACCGTCCTACCAGCTCAATGGCGCCGGCTGTGCCGTCATGGCTGCCGCCGATGTCGGGTTCTTTCTGAGCCAGGGTTTCTTCTACGGCCCCAACCTGTTCTCGACATTGCAGACGGGCATCACCGCCAATCTGACCGCGGCGACTTCGACGCTGTTCCTCCCCGCCTATGCCTACATCGTGGCGATAATCATTGAGGAAACCGCAGGCAATGCGGTGACTGGCGGTGTCGACTGCGGCGACGCGGGCTCGGCAACGCGGTTTGTGTCAGGGTTTGCGGTTGCCGCAAACTCTACCGGCGTGGCAACGCTGGTGGCCGGACAGGTGTTTTCAAACTCGGGCGTGCCGGCGAGCGACCAAGTTCTTTGCATTGCCCATACGTCCATGAACTCGGCGGTGCTGAACATCAATATGATCTACAGCTACTACTAAGTTCCTCCCCTGGGGCTCTCGTAGGAGCCCGACTGACGCCGCGCAAATGCGGCGTACCTTTTGGAGATAGATAGATGCGCAGACTTGCTCTTGCCTTCGGCTTCCTTCTCGGCCTGGCCGGCGCCGCGTTTGCGCAGTCTGCGCCACAGGTGCAGCAGTCCGGCACTCACCTTGACGCCGCCACGTCGGTCTGCGCCATCACATCGAGCGGCACGGCGCTGGCGGTCAACACGCAAACGACATGCACGATCACGGCGCCCGCGGGCCAATATGCGTATATCACCGGGATTACCTTCGAGGTCTGCACCAACGGCACCGGCACGGCGGAAAATCAGGACGTATTCACATCGACCGGGATTTCGAACACTCCGTCTTTCGAGTTTTCTGTCGCGGCTACGGCGTCAATCTGCCAGCGATGGAATGAGATTTTTGCGGTGCCGCTGCGCACGCTGACGCCGGGAGCGAACGCAACGATCGTCTCGCCAACAGCCAAGACGAACAATTCGTTCAATATCCGCGCCTACTACTATAACGCGCCATAAAGGACCGTCATGCTCAGCCGCTTTCTTGCGCTGCTTCTCGCGCTGGCGGCGCCGGAAGCGGCGCTTGCGCAGGCCGCCTACCCGACGCCGACCGGACAAACAGCGGCGGCGGTTGTTGATATGTGCCCGGTGCAGGGTGCCGCCGGCGTTACCAACCAATTTCTTCCTTGTGATACGCCGGGCGCAATCACGCGCCGCGTCACCGTCACCAACCCAACCGGCGGCGCACAGTCCCACTCCTCCGTTACGGCGCTGGGAACCTCTCTGCTTGCTAAACCGTCCGCCGGCCAGTTGTTCGGCTTCTATTGCGCAGCCATCACCGGCGGCGCCGCCGGCTACTGTGTGGCCTATAACTCCTCTGCGGTTCCGGGCACCGGCGCACTAACCGGCGCGAATGTGCTTGATATCTGCTTCTTCGCCGCCGGGCCTGCGGGCTGCTCGCTCTCGCGCATACCGAATAGCGCCACATACTCAGCCGGCATTGTGATCCTCGTGACCTCGGCGGCGACGCCGTTCACCTACACGACCGGCGTCGACACGGCCTTTATCTCGGCGGATTTTCAATGAGAAGGCTATTCGCTGCAGCCCTTGCTTTTCTCGTCGTCGCCGGGCCGGCGAGCGCGCAGCTTGTGCAAAGCCCGATCAACGGCGCGCAACTGCCGGGCTCGTCGGCGGCCGATAGCGCTAATGCGGGTAACGTCGGCGAGATCATATCGTCAACCTGCCCCTCGGCGGCCACGACAGCAACGGTCACAATCAGCCAAGCATCGCCCGGTGTGGTCAGTTGGACGACGCACGGCTTTACCACAGCCTGCCCCGTGGTGTTTACGACCAGTGGCTCGCTGCCGGCGGCGATCGTATCGGGTACGGTTTATTACGTAGTGCCGTCGACCATCACGGCTAGTACCTTTTCGGTTGCAACGACCATCGCAAATGCGCTGGCCGGCACGGGCATCAACACCGCGACCGCGTCGACGCCGACGACAACCGGCACAGCCGGCGCCGCAGAGGCCACTACGGTTGCGCTCGGCATGACCGGGCTGGCTCTCACCGCTGGCGATTGGGACTGCTACGGCGAACTCACCCGCGGGCTGGGCGCTACCACGTCCGTGACCTTGCTCAAAACGTCGATCAATACGTCGATCGCAGATGGCGCGCTGAACACCGGAACGATGGCACAGTTCGGCACTGCCGCGAACGTCATGGCAAACGATACCACGCAGATCGTCGGCCCGGTGCGGGTCTCGATCGCGTCGACCACCAACTACTTCCTTGTCGGCGACGACACGTTCACCGTCAGCACGAACAAGACCTATGGAACGATGCGCTGCAGGAGAGTGCGATGACGGAAATTGACCTGGGATTGATACACGTTCTCAGCGCAATGGCGCGACTCGTGAAAGACCCCGACGCTTGGAGCAAGCGCGCCGATGAGATTGAACGGAAATGGCGGGAGTCGCACGACAACATCGCCGAGGTGCGCAAGCTAAATGCCGAAACGAAGGACCTCAAAGCGACCGCGGACGCCATGATGGAGTCTGCCAGCTACGAGCGCGGGCAGGCCGATCACGCCAAGCGCGAGTCAGCACAGCAAGCCGCAGCCAACGCCGACCGCGATAAGGAATTGAAGGCGCGGGAGGACGCCGTTGAAAAGCGCGAATATGAGTTGGCGCAGGCGGCCGGTCGCCTCGATGACGAACACAAAGCGCGACTGGACGCCCTTGCCGAGCGCGAGCACATGGCTGAAAAGGTGCTTGCGGATGCGAAGGCGCTGATGGCGAATTACGACGAGGCCAAGCACAAAGCAGCGCTGAAATTGGCGGGCTAATGAATGGCCGCCACCCATACGAATTTCAAATGGACCCCGCTCGGCTACGTCCAGATCACGAACCTGTCGAGTGCCGTCGGCCTCGGCTCGATCCCAGTCGACACGGTGATGTGCCTGATTGCCGCCGAGACTTCCGGCGTGCGGTGGCGCGATGATGGCACATCGCCCACTGCAAGCATCGGCATGCCAATGGCGGCTGGTCAAGAGTTTCAATACACGTCGCCTGACCTCACGAAAATTCAATTTATCCAGCAAGCCGCCGGCGCGATCCTCAACGTCAGCTTTTACAAATGATCCCCAATGTCGACACGATGGTGCCAAACGGAGGCGCTGGCGGCACTGGAACAGCGACGGTCACCACCTATACCTTTGCCACGCTGCCGGCGTCGCCGTCCGCAAATCAGCTCGCCGTCGTCACCGATGCGACGGTCAGCAGTTGGGGCGCGGTAGTGAACGGAGGCGGCGGGGTGTGGACCGTTCTTATCTGGTATGCAAACCCGTTTTGGGTCGTGATAGGCGTGTCGCCAACAACTTCGCAATCTGATGCTCAACCGGCTGGGATGCCATGAAAAAGCGCAATGTGGTTTTTCTCGTCGCTGCGGTGATGCTGCTGTCGTGGGTTGGCAAGGGCTTTGCTGACTACATCTATCGCGACGGCAACGGCACCCTGCAGACTATTTTTGCCTTTACCTGCCAGAGCACCAAAATCTGCCCGGCGCAGACGTTGATTCCACAGACCTCGAACGGTTGGACGACATTGACCTGCGCTGGGGCGCTCACCTGCACGGCGATCACTAACGGCGCCCAAGCGATCAAGGCCTCGGCCGGCTGGCTCGGCAAGGTGCAGTGCGACAATAACAATAACGCCTGGACCTACTTGCAAATCTACAATACCGCTTCCGGCAGCGTATCCGTTGGCACCACCGCCCCGGCCGTGATCTTGCCCTTGGCCCCCAATCTTTCCAACGGCTTTGTCGCTAACGCCATCGGCGAGCAGTTCTCGACCGCAATCTCGGTCGCGGCCACGACCACGCCAACCGGCGCGTCGGCCCCCGCCACCAGCGCTCTCAACTGCTCGTTTGATTTCAACTGATGCGCAGACTGATAACCGCACTTTGTCTGCTGTTGCCGCTCGCGGCCCACGCCGACGTGACGCTGACTGGCGTGGATGTCAGCGGCAAAGGGACGGCGGTGGCTAGCTATAGCGGCCCAGGCGATGTGATCTCCGGCGCTGTCGCCTGGTACGGCCTGCGCGCCTATAGCTTGGCCTACGCGACTGGCAACGGGAAGATTGTCAACGTTCGGCTGACTACCAACAGCCACACTTGCGACATTCTCTCGACCACGGGAGGCAATCTAGGCAATACCGCAAACTGCTCGACCGGCGGCGACAATGCCCAGGCGGCGGCGACCTTTTGCGGAGCAAATTGCGCGGTTGTGACGTGGTATGATCAAAGCGGCGCCAACGCCTGTTCGGCAGCGGCCTGTGACGTTACCCAATCGACCGCAGCCAATCAGCCGGCACTGACTTTCAGTTGTTTCGGTAGCCTGCCGTGTGTGACCTTTGCCGGCGGATCGGTCGGCTTGGCAAAAGCATCGAGCCCCACCAACGCAACGCCCGTCAGCTTTTCGGATGTTTCGCTGATCACCAACGCTTGCGCCGGTCAATGCACGATCCTGGTTTCGGATAGTGCTGCGCAGTATATCGGCACAAGCTATCTGACCTCTGGGGGCACGCTGAAATATGTGGTTTATAATAACAGTTCTTGCGGCTTAAGCGCCTCCTGTCGGCTGGCCAGTCAAAGCACGCTCTATGCCAATCAGTATGTATCGAATGGTGCGTCCTCGATCACCAACCAAAACGGCACGGATAGCGCGACCTTTACTCTGCAAACCCACCCCCTAGCTAACACCCTTAACCTCGGCAATGACACGTTTGCCGAGGCGATGATCGGCAGCATTGGCGAGACCGGAATTTGGCCCGCTGCCTTTAGCGCCGGTCAGCGCACCAATATGTGCCACAACCAAAAAGCCTATTGGACGATCAGCGGGGCAACATGCTGAAGTGGTTGGCGCCAGTTGGGGTGCTGATCGCCGGCCTCATCATGCTGGCGCAGGCGCAATCGCCTGGGCTTAGCAGGCCGGGGCAGATCAATGTTTACGATTTCCTGACGCCGGCGCAGCAGGCCGCCAGCGTGACCTATGGCAATACTACCGACGTGACCGGAGCGATCAATGATGCCGTAGCGGCCTGCGGGCGCGGCTGCACTCTCTATTTCCCGGCCGGCTACTACTACAGCACAAATTGCAATTTCCAAATCCAGCAGCCCATGATAATTGTGGGCGCAGGCATGGGGGATACAAACATACCCCAGGTGCAGGCCGGCTCGGTGTTGGCGTGTGACGGCGGGACCCAGCCGGCGTTCAACGTAACAGCGACATGGTTCAAGCTGCAGGACATGGAAATTTTGGATGCGGCGGTATCCAGAACAACGGGTGCCGGCGTTCTCATTAACAGCGCGTCGTCGAATTTCAGCGGTTTTACCGTCGAAAATTCCTCGATTATCGGCTTTCAGGACGGTGTGAATGTAGTGACCGGGCAATCATGGTGGATCAAGGATTCCATGATCGCCAACTCGAAGCGCTACAACATATTTGTGTCTGATGTCATCAATAATGATCACGGCGATTGGGATATTCACCACAACCTGCTTTACACCAACGCCACCGGCACTTGCGTCGTTCGCGTGGAGAGCGGCGGCGGTGGCCGCATTATCGGGAACAAAATCAGCCCATGGACCTCCAACACTTCAGGCAAGGGCATCTGTGTGGACACGACCGCGAGCAGCACGTCGTCGCAGTTGGTCATTGAGGGCAATTCTATTGACTCCGTTTCCGGCGCCAGCAGCAACGCCATCATTGACATTAAGTCTACTTGGAAAAACATCATAATCTCAGGCAACTCGCTGATAACGCACACGAGCGGCAGTTACGCAATCAAGCTGACGAATTGCGCCAGCACGCAGATTGGCGAGAACACCATTCAGCTACAGGCCGGGGGCAATGCGGCAGTCTCTCTCAACAACTGCAGCGGTGTCTCAATGGGGCAGCAGCAGGTTCAGGGAGCGGGCAGCTCCAATCCTGCCGCCTGGGTTACTGTCAGTGGCGGCTCGCCGCCGTTCTCGTCAATGCCGGTGCAGTGGTTCCTCGGCCTCAACGAGCAATATGCCACGATCTACAGCGCGGCGGGAACGGCCCTACCAACGTGCAACGCCCCGAATAAGGGCATAACGGCCCTAGTTAGTGATGCCACGGCGCCGACTTATCTCGCTACTTACACCAGCGGCGGCGCGGTATTTGCGTTTGTGTTGTGCAATGGCACCAACTGGGTTACGCCATGAAAAAGCTACTGGCCTTGGTTTTTGTCCTGTTTGCCGCCACGGCGCAGGCACAGACTGCAAATTATTTGATCCTTTCCAGCCGGGCGCTTTGCCTCGCTCGCTCGCAGCAGCAATGTCAGGCTATGGGCTGTGATGGGGTGCATACGATCTACTGGTGGGACTGCTCGACCGGGCCACTGAGCGCCGGGATGGTTGGTCCGACCGCAGTGTTCTCCGGCTCTTATGCCATGGCGATCATGCCAAGCGGGCCGTATTCTGCGGTGGGGCTCACGGCTTCCGAACAAAGCAAACTGGCAACGCCCTCTGCGGTCGCGCCTTTGGAGCCGGTCGTTACCAGGACACCCTAATGACCGTGCGTTGCCGCTTGGGGGGGCGGGCGGCAATGTCGCCCTATGGCGATCACCGTTCTACTGAACCGCTTTAACGCCTTTATTGCCTCCGGCGCGGCGTCGCCGGGCACGGCTGTGGACGCGACCCCGCTCACGACTATTATTGTTTTCCTTCGGAATTGGGCCGGAGGCGGGACGATTTTAACTCTCACGGACAGTGTCGGCAATGTCTGGACGCGGGCTGTTCAATCCGGTTCCAACAGTTTCAACATAGCCAACTGCGAGATTTGGTATTGCATACGCGCCACATTACCGATTGGAAGCACATTCACCGCCACGACCTCCCTCGGGAGCCAATGGCTAGTTTTGGCGATTGCAGTCGATGGCATTTTATCGCTCGACAAGACTGCCGCCTATCAGTCTCCTAATCCGACCACAAGCTTCTCTCTTTCAACGGGGAAGCTCAATGCGCCGACAGAGTTTGTTGTCGGCGTTTTCAATCCATTCGCTGCTGCTAGTAGCCCGGCCACCGGGGCCGGCGCTGTAGGCTACGTCGAGGACTCGACTTTCACGGAGTTGCAAACGAGCTTCGCGGGGAACACTGGCGAGGTTTCGTATCGGCTCGCTGGCTCGGCGGATGCTAACGGCGTGACCTGGGCGCCGAGCTGGCCCGGGTCGGTGTTCTTTACCGCCTGCATGGCGACCTTTACGACCGATTTTGCGCCCTGTGAAACAGCCATGAATTACGGCCACCAGGGTGGCCCATTTGATTTGACGATCGGCGGCGTGGTGCAAACCGATTTCAATAACATGAAAGCGGCGGGCATTACCAAAATTCGGATGGGCACGGGCTTCACTGCGACGACGCTCATGGCCGAGCTCCAAGCGGTGGCGGTATTCGCAAAAACGCAGGGGATGACAGTCGCGTTCGGCAGCACGTTCGGTAGCGTTGTCGCGACGGCTGCGAATTGGCCGACCTATTCCACCTTTGTAACAGGCACGCTTGTGCCCTGGGCTACTGCCAACAAGATTGACGAATTGTCGATCGGCAACGAGGAGGAGCTTCACGTTGACGGCATTACATTGACCGTCGCCGGCGTGCAGGCCAATCTGCAAGCCTTGGCGACCACGGTTAAGGGGCTGTTTGCCAAAAAGGTCAGCTATTGGGCCGCCGCACAATCAACGACCATTTCCCAATGGCAGGGGCTCGGATTAGGCAGCCTCGACTTTATCGGCTGGAATCTTTACAACGGCGTTTATGCGGCGGATTTCGCCGGCGGCCTAGCCCTGGTTACGGCCGCCTTCCCGACCGGCGCCTACATTGCGGAATGGAATAGCAGCAACGGCATTACGGACTATGACAACGATCAGGTAGCCTGGGCGGCTGATCTCGCCAAACGCAAGGCTATCCTCAATAATGCCTGGCAAATTCCTAAAGCTTATTTTTTCACCTACAAGGATTTGTTCTCAGGCGCCGTGCAGGCCGAGTTCGGCATTTATGACGCTAATGGCCTCCCGCGCAACTCCGTCGCCTCCATATTTGGCCTTTTCATTGACACCACGGTCCAGATTCCTGACACCGTCACAAAATTAGGTGTCATCAACGACGCTCTGCATTTGACCGGCGACAACGCAGTGTCATTTTTGAATGATGGCTCAGACGAATATACCGTCACATCGCCAGCCTACGAGCGCGGGCTGGCCTACATCATGGAGAACCACGATTGGGGCTATGCGACGCAGACGGTCGTTTTGACTCCGTCCGCAGCCATTCCGCAAGATACCGATTTTGACACGGCCTATCTCATCCCGTCCGACTGCGTGCATATCTTGTGGGTCAAGATCAATGACAACAATCCCACGACTTCAAATGTCCCGCGGTTAACTCTCTACAAGATAGCCGGCACTGCAAACGGGCCGGCCATCGTCATCAATGCCCAAGGCGGGCCGCCGCCGCCGAGCCCGCCACGCGCGCCGGCACAAGTCACTCTTTACTACATATCCAAGGCTGGCGCGTTGAGTAACGCGGTGAACGGCACGCCGACATTTATTCTGGCTCTGATCGAGTTTGTGCGATCGGGCATCTTCAGCGGCCTGCACGAAGATCACGACCGCGCCGAGAAAACCTGGAAGCTTGGCGAGGAGATGCTGCAGCGCGCGAGGTCGCGCTACGACCAACAAAAGCCCAAGCGTCAATTTTTCAATTCGCGTATCACTGCCACGCGCCGTATTCGTCGTCCCTGGCCTGCCCTCGGCATCAATAATTGGGGCTCCGGCAGCGGCAGCGGTACTCCCGGCTAAAGGGGATAGTGCATGACTATCCCGAAGATCGTAGGAGCGCAGCGCGACTTTTCCAGCGGTGAGGTTGACGAGGCGCTAAAGCGCGGCGACGAGCTCCCCGCCATGAGGGCCGGCGCTCGCCAGATGGCAAACTGGCGCATCCTCAAATCCAAGGCCGTTACTAATCGGCCGGGCCGGCTGGCTCAATTTGTCGCCGTAGGACGCACCGAGGAATTTGTCCTAAATGGCGGCATTTATTTCCTGAACTTTTCGCCCGGCCAACTGACGGTGTATAACTTTGTCGGTGCAATCCAGTACACAACCAGCACTATGCTGCTAACGCCTAACAGCGGACCCGTCGCTATTCCGTGGACGGCGAACACGATTGCGGCAATTACCTGGACCCAGGCCGAGAACGGCACGGTCTACATTGCCTATGCGGACGGCGCCCCGAACAATGTGCCGCAACTCCTATATTTTGCGCAGGGCACATGGACCCTGCAGCCGTTCAGTGAGGCAACGACGCCAGGGGGGCAGAAGCGGGCCATTTTTGACCGCATAGCTCCGCAGGGCATAACCTTAACTCCGGGCGCCACGACCGGGACCGTCAACGTCGCAGCTTCGGAAGCGCTTTTTGCCGCCGGCATGGTTGGCACGCGACTGCGTTATTGTGGCCGGCAAATGACAATCACCGCCGTTTTTAGTCCGATTGCCGCACAGGCAGTTATCGCAGAGCCCCTGCCGCCTGGCATGACGTTGTCTTATGCGTCGCTTCAGGGAGCAATCAACATTGGCGATGAAGTCGTCGGCTCAGTAACGGGCGCGGCTGGAATAGTCGTCGCAAACGCAAGAACGCAAGTGTTGTTATTTCAGACCAATGTAGGGTATGTCGCGCCCGCGCACATTCCGGGTCAAGTTGTCACCGGAGGAACATCGCTCACGACTGCCACTTTGGTAAGCTCCACCTACAGTTTTGATGGTACAAACTTTCGGAGATACCTGACCGTAGTTATCACGGCAGGCCCTGGATTTGTTGCTGCCGAGACGGTCACTGGCCCTGACGGGGCGTTCTTTGTATTTAGCGTGAATACCGTGGCGGCATCTGGCGTCGTCGTCCAAGTCATACCGACCGCCAACAATACGATCATACAGTTTGCGGGCACCGAACTGGTTGTCGGCCCCTCTGGGCAATTTGCATTAACGGGAACCGCGGTGACCGTCCCGCAGGCCGTGACGATTTGGGACCAGGAGGTCATGAATTTCTATTGGGGTTTTCCGAGCTCCGTGTTTTCCGACCAATTCAGGCTCGGCTTTTGCAATTTCCCCTCTCGGCCGTCCGGCATTGCTTGGTCGGCGATTGGCCTCCGCAATGACTTCTACGTCGGCGCGCTCGCCGACAATGCAATCTTTGAAACCGCGCCAAGTAATACTCAGGTTCTTTATGTTGTCCCCGGCATGGAAAGCTCGGAGTTCGTTTTTTGTAACGACTCGATACACTACATTCCAATTACGGCGGCGGACCCACTACAGCCCGGCAGCGTGTCCTTCCACAAGATTAGTGACTTTGGCATTCTTCCTAGTGTACAGCCGCGACGAGCGGAGCAAACGATTGTTTTTATGAAGCCGGGCGGCGCAGCGGTAGCCGCTATACAAGCGCCCGGTGCATATTATCGTCCCTATGTGGTCGATAGTTTGTCGGAAATGCACAGCCATCTATTCACCGCATCACCTGCCGTCGCGATCGCAATCCCAGGCGGCTCGCTGCAATTTGAGGAATTGTATATCTACATTTGCCTTGCAAACGGCTCGCTCGTTGTTGGTCACTACGCGATGAAGCAAGGGCTAATCGAGGCGGGGCCGGAAGGCAAGCCTGCAGTCGGGTGGGTGCCGTGGAACGGCATTGGCGTCGTCACCTATGTTGCGTCGGGGCAAACCGACGTTATTTTTTGCGCGAGCTACTTCGGCGTTAACGTCGTCGAGCTGCTTAGCGCTACGCAATACCTTGACGCCTCCCTGCTCGTAAACAATCTGCCGGCGGCCTTTACCCCGCCTGGCGGTAAGGGGCCGCTCTACAAATTTCCCGGCCCTGGCTCGACCGTGTTCCTTGTCGACCAGACCACGCGGTTTGAGGGCGTTTATCTTGTTGACGGGAATGGTTTCATCATCCCGACATTTCGCTACGGCGAAAACCTATCGGCGCCGTCGCTTATTGCGGGTTTGGGCTGGACGGCAACGCTTGAGCCGTTCGCGCCGGACGCCAATCCGGGAACGAGCGTCGAACAGCGCATGCGCAAACGGCGAACGTCGCGCGTCATAACGTACGTATCTAACTCAAGCGGATTTGTGTTCGCGCGGCTGTTCTCTGGCCCGATCACCCCGACTTCGGTGCCGCTCGGCACGATTGCGAACTCCCATCGTATTCCGCCGTGGAACCCTGGCGACGATCCGGCGCTGCCGCCGCCGCTTCGCGAGCAAGCCTATTTCTTCCGACCGCTGGGACGCGATTACGATCCGCGCCGGGCGGTCATCAAAGACCAGCCGGGTCCTTTGCTTGTCCACGAGGTCAGCTTCGAGGTTACGGTGTAAGACATGGATATAGCAGCAAGCGGACTGAGCCTTGCCGGCACTGGCGTTAAAATGTTTGGCGACTACGAGTCGGCCCAAGCGACAAGCGTCGGTGACAAATTCCGCGCCGAGGAATTACAGCGCTCGGCTGAATACGGCGAGCTGAAAGCCACCCAGGTCAACGCGCAGATGACGCGCAACCTGGCGATTACGCTTGGCAAGCTGGATGCCACGCGGGCGGCTGGTCACGTCGACCCATTCTCGCCGACCGGCGAGGCGGTGCGCCAAGCGACGAGCGATATTGCGACCGAGGATAAAACCATGAAGGTCGCGAGCATTAAGGAGCAAGCTCTGCAGGACGAAGCCGATGCGGCCTACATGCGCTACGCCGGCAACCAGGCGTTACTCTCCGGCAAAGTCTCGATGCTCGGCGACTTTTTCGGCGGACTGAGCGGCGCAGTAAAGGCGCTAAATGGCTGACGCTATCAACACGACGCTGCAGCCGTCTGCCGTCGTCGAGAGCACGACGCCGCGGTCGAGCCTTAGCGCGGGCGATGTTGGGCAACCCTATGCGATGCTCGCGCGGTCGCTCGATAAGCTCGGCGAGGGGCTAGAGAAGCTTTCGGTCCCATTTGGCGAGCAAGCCGGACACGAAGCAGTCTCGACCGACGACCAGGGCAACATAACGATGACGCGCTCGCGCCTGCCGATCTTCGGCGAGGCCGGTGTCGCATACAGCCGCGCGTTCAAGTTCTCTGCATTGACGGAGTCGATCGGCGCCGCCAGGCGCAAAGACATCGAAATGAGCAGAGAATATGCGAACGATCCAGAAGCCTACTTGCACGCAGCCACGCAGTTCAGAAGCAGCCTCGTGCAGAAAGTCACCGCGCAAGCCGGGCCAGACGTTGGGGAAGCGCTTGGCAGAGCTGTCGATGAAACTACGACCTTCAACTACCGGAGAATTACAGGCGAACAGGCGGCGATCATCCGGCGCAACCTTGCAGAGAATACAAAATATGCCATTGAGACAAACCGAGCAGATGCGCTCGGTTTGATTGCAGACGGGGCGCTTGAAACGCCAGAAGGTCGAAAGAAGGTTGAGGATAAACTCAAGGAAGTCGACCACGCTATCCAAGAGCGCAGAAATCCGATTTTGGGTATGCCGGAAAGCGAGTCCGACAGAATTCACACCGATCTGCGGCGGGACATCGACTCCGCGAAATTTGACCGTGAACTTACAAAAACGCTGACGCGGCCGGGCGCCGCATATGACGCAGACATCGAGGCGGCGGCGAACAAGTGGGGCTATGACCGGACATTCCTCACGCGCCAACTTTACAAGGAAAGCGCGTTTGACGAGAGAGCCGTGAGCCCGAAAGGCGCAAAGGGTATTGCGCAGTTCATGGATGCTACCGCGCGACAATATGGGGTTGACGTGTTCAATGCGCAGTCATCAATTAATGGCGCGGCACATATGATGTCCGATCTACAGACGAAGTATCACGGCAATACCGGCCTTGCGCTCGCGGCCTATAATTGGGGCGAAGGCCACGTTGCCGCGTGGATGGCATCCGGCGCCAATCCAAGTGCTATGCCGGACGCAACTCGTAAGTATATCGAGGGCATCACCGGCCAATCCATTGAGGGATGGTTGCGCGGAGAGAGGCCCAGCTCGCTTTCGGTCCAAAGTCTGCCGCAGCAATATGAGGCTCACAACGGCATACAAAACGCGCTCGCGATGGTCGAGGCCATGCGCAACGACCAGTCGATTGATCCGGTGCAGCGGCAACTTAATTTTGAGCGCGGCACGAACGTAATCAAGCAGTTCACCCTGGATCAGGACCGGCAGCACCGGCTTGCCGAACAGGCGCAGAAGGCGCGCGACGAAGACTTTATGAATAAGGTCGTCGTTGATAGCGCGCAGGAAAAGTCTGGGATAACAGACTACGACATTAAAACCGCACAAGGAATATCGGCCGCAGCCAAGGAGCGGGCGCTGGCCTGGCGCAAGCGCGACGGGAAGGAAGAGCCAGCAAAGGAAGTGTCCGCGCAGATTGCCGTTGACCTTATCCGGCGCATTCGCCTTCCTGACGGCGATCCTCGCAAGATAACTTCGGCAGAGCAAATCAGGGACGTGTACGCTCCACCGGACGAGAGCAAATCAAAGCTGTTATATGAGGATTGGCAGCGCGTTGAAAAAATGTTTGTGGATACAAAGACGCCGGAGGGCTCTGCGCTGGCCGGGGCACGCAAGGCGTTCTTTGAGCGGTTCGCTTCGACGATTGACGCCGGGATTACCGAGTTGGGAGAGCACTCGGAACTCGGCTCACAGAATAGATACCGCGCCGAATCGGATGCGCAGCACATGGAGGAAGTGCTGAAGAAGCAGGGCAAGGATCCAATGCTTGTTTATCGGCCAGGGAACGAGAATTATTTTGGGCGTCCTGAAAACATTGAGCAATACCATGCCAGCTTGCAGGACATCCAAAAGTATCAAGCGCATCTAAGGGCCGTTCCTCCCGGCGCCACCTTTACCGAGCGATTTGGCAACCTGCCGCCGGCAAAGCCGGGCACCATTGCGATCGGACCGGAAACAGCAAAGCTAGCGCCTGACGGAAATTACTATGTCGAGCGCGGCGGCAAATTCTTCCGTGTCGACTATGGCAAATGAACCTGCGCTCACGCCAGTTGAAGGCAATCCATTCGAGCCGAAGCTAGCGCCGGTTGAGCACGATCCGTTTGTGCCGCAGGTGCCGGAGTCATTTCTGCATCGTGTGTCGATCGGTTTGTCGGCCGGCCTATCCCGCATGGGCGAGCTGGCGGTCGAGGGCGTGCAGACTATGGGGAAGGGTGCCGCGCAGATCGCGGGCCAAACTCCGCGCGAGCCGTTGCCTGGCTGGGTTAGCGATCTGGTAGAGGCTCGCCCGGAACTAAAGGATAGCAACGAACGCTCGTGGCAAATCGTGAAGGGTGCCGCCAATGTGCTCGGCGGATTTGGAGGGGTGCTGACATCGCCAGCCGGGCTTGTTAGCCCGACGATTGAGAAAGAGGCCGGCATTCCCAAGGAAATGACCGAGCTAGGTTTGGGCCTTCTCGGCGGCTCAAAAGCTCTTAGCGAGGGGCTACAAGCGGCAAAGTTCTTTCGTATGCGCGACGGGAAAGCGCAAATGATTGGCGGCCTACCGACCACCGAGGACTTTGATGCTGCGGCGACGGTTCTTGGCAATCCGAGGGCCGCACAGAATTTGCGCGATCTCTGGAACGAGAAAGGCATTCACCCGGCAGAAGCGGCACACGATGCACAGACTGACGCCTTTTTGCGTCATGATCTGACGAACATTCCAGAAGAGATCAAGCTGTCCTCCGACGAAGAACAAGGGCTCGCCGATGCTTTCCGCAAGCCGGTGCCGTTAAGCGCGGCTGTCAACGACCTGCCGGACCTTGCGTCAATTCAGCCCCCACATCCGCCGGGCTCCTTGCTCGCGTCTATCCGCTCGGCCGCAGACAAGCTGAGCGACATCGGCCGAGACGCGCAAATGATGCTGGCGCCTATGGCGACCGGCACAACTGATTCGATGGCGGTCGCAAAGGACTTCGCCAATTCCATGCGGCGGAACCGATGGGACTGGCAGCGTATCGACAAGATAGTCGAGAAATCGTTCACACCGGAACAGCGCAAGCGTATGTGGATTGCGGGCGACGAGGAAAGCGTGGCCCGTCAGCTCGGCGAGTCGACTGAACATCAAGGCTTGGTGACGTTGACGCCGCAGGAGAAATTTACCGTCGAGGAATTGCAGTCGCGGGCACAAATGGCGTGGTTGCATGCGCGTGATATCAGCATGGTTCAGGGCGAAGGCTTGCCAGCCTATACGCCTCGGATGGTTATCAATGTCGCAAATGCTGCGGCCGATCAAAAGCCAATTTCTCTCAATGCAATGGGGCTCAATCTGCGCACAACGACGGCGCAGCTAAAACACCGCAAATACATGACGGCAGAAGAAACCGAGGCCGCCGCGAAAGCGAGCCTTGGCGAGCAGGTTGAGATTGTCCGCGACATTCGCACCCTAGTCCTAGCAACAGCCAAGCTTGAGGACGCTATCGCGGGCCGTACGTTTGTTGACTGGATCAAGGAGTACGGCCGGCGAACTGGAGCCGAAACCGTAGTAGAAGGTGCGCCGCCGACGGGAAGTCCCTATAAGTGGTTTACTCTTGACCACCCCGCGCTCAAGATATGGCGGCCAAAGTTCGAGACGGTTGACGGTAAAGTGCAGGCCGCCACTGATGCCAACGGCGAGACGATCTTCCAGCAAGTGCCGTACTATGTTCGCGGGGATTTTGAGGGACCTTCGCGCGCGGTGCTAACACAGCCGAATGGCGCCCTCTATAACGCCGCGATGTCGCTCAAAGGCAAGACGATGTCGCTGATAATGAACTCGCCGATCATTCACAACGCGGTGGAGTGGGGTCGCGCTCTGCCAGCAATGCCGGGCAAGGTTGCGTCGTTCAAGGTCTACTTTGAAGGCAACCGCGCCAAAAACGATGTTGCTACTATGCACGAGGCGATCGGCAACGGACTCGTCCCGATCGGCCATCGCTTCTACAATCAGAATATCGACGAGATCGCCAATGGCGCGAATTTGACGCCGGGCCGATCATTTACCGCGCAGGTTTTGGGAGCGGTGCCGGGGCTATTCGATCCGGCAGCTGGCACAGCGGTAAAGCGCGCGGTCGATAAGGCCGGCGATTTTTGGCACAACACGCTGCTTTGGGATCGCGTCGCCGATCTGCAGATGGGGCTTTACGTCAACTTCCGCGACGACCTCATGGCGAAGGGGGTCGACCGCATTTCAGCGGCCCGAGCTGCGGCTCATTGGGCAAACCGCTACGCTGGGGCATTGCCACAGGAAGCAATGGGCAACGGGGCAAAGAAGGTGGCAAACCTTCTGATGTTCTCCCGCTCATTCACGCTAGGCAATCTCGGCGCCATGAAGGACATGCTGACCGGGTTGCCAAAGGACGTGCTGGCTCAAATCGAGCGCGACGCAGGGCAGATAAACCCCGAAGCCAAGGGCTATATGCAGTCGCTCGCGCGCCGCAAGGCAATGTCGATCGTGGCTATGGACATCGGTCTATTCTACGTCGGCAACTCGATCATGCAAAACGCACTCAACGTCATGCTCGGCGACTCGACGCTCGACAAGGAAATGCACGGATATACGCAGCGGTTTGCGGACACTCTGACAAAGGCCAAAGAGCACCCGCTTTCGCTTCTCCAGCCGTTCAATCTGATGCAGGGACTAAGCGCGACAAATGAGAATGAGCCGAGCCGTCAGGACCGCGTCAGAGTCGGCTACACGCACGACGGAACGGCTATCTACGCGCGCAATCCGGTGGGCCGCATCGGTGAAGAATTTGAGGGCTACTTGACCGGGCCACTCGACATGATCCGGCGGAAACTCGGGACCGTGGCCCGGCCAGCCTGGCAAATCCTCGCCAACGATAAGGGCTTTGGCCGCAAGGTGTATGACCCGGACGCAGACACGCCCGCGAAGTACCTGAGCAACGTCGCCAAGATTGCCGAGACGATTGCCGCAGAGCAATTCCCCGTCACACAAGCGGGCGCCTTCATGGACCTCGTGAGGGGCAAGGCGCCGGATGAAAAGCTCGCCACGCTGCAAACCGCCGGACCATTCTTTGGCTTCATGTTTTCCAAGGGCGCCCCGGGTGGGCCGGCGGTCGGCGAGCTATACCAAGCGGAGAGCCAGCATAAATACGCGGTCGATGCCGAATTGCCCGAAATCCGACGCCAAATCCAAAGCGGCGACATTGAGGGAGCTCGGGCGCGCATGACCGAGCTAGACGTGCCGGCCGGCTTGCAGCGGTTCTATATCCGCACGACGCAGTATCCTGCCACGCGGCTCAAGGGGCGGACCCTGCGCGACTTCTACAGGTATTCGACGCCAGAGCAGCGCCAACGCCTCGAAAGGGCACTAGAAAACCAGCCGCCGCCGCAATAGGCGTGCGTTGCGCGTAGGGAGCCCGTAGGCGAAGGCTCCGCGCCATGATGGTACGCGTAGCCCTCCGTCGCCCTGGCCCTCCTGGCGGGCTTCCTAGCCCCCGCCGAGAGGGTCGGGCTATGGCTTGGCTGGGCGTGCTGGTGCTTATCGCCGCGGCAATTTTCCTGATTTTCCTCGCTGCCCATTCGCGGCCTGCGCACGCGCACATGAAGGAGCGCCCCGACCTCGATGCGTGGTTTAACGGCCTGCAGAGCAAGGGCGGTTTTCCCTGCTGTGCCCACGTTGATGGCTCGACCGTCGCGGACGTGGACTGGGATGTAACCGTGATCAATGGCAAGGCTCATTATCGCGTTCACATCGAAGGCCAGTGGATCGTCGTGACCGACGAAGAAGTTGTGACCGCGCCGAACCGCTATGGCCCGGCGATGGCTTGGGTCTATCGCAGCGACGGCAAACCATCGGTGCGCTGCTTCATGCCTGGCGCGGGTGGCTAGATGAGATATGGAGCGAAGTGGCCGCAATACGCGAAATGGTGGGACGCCATGGTCATCAAGGCGAACCGCGTAGCGGAATTTGATCACACCGCGGCACGCCTCCTAGCTCACAAAGACATCTATCAGTTAATCGAAAAAAAGACGGGGGTGCCGTGGACGCTAATTGCTTTGACGCATCTTCGCGAAAGCAACAACGACTTTGGCACCTACCTCGGGAACGGTCAGTCGCTTAAGCGCAAGACCACGATAGTGCCAAAGCGGCGCGGCCCGTTCCTCGGCCCCAATGCGTTCGTCGATGGCGCGATTGACGCGCTCAAGATCGACGGGCTGTCGAGCGTTAGGGATTGGAGACTAGAGAAAGAGCTTTACGAGCTCGAAATCGTCAACGGGACGGGGTACGACGGCAGAGGCCTGCCATCCCCTTACCTGTGGGGCGGAACAAACATACAGCGCGCGGGTAAATACACCGCCGATCACGTCTTTAATGCGGGCGTGTGGGACACGCAGCCCGGTTGCGCGCCGACCCTCGCGCGCCTCGCTGTGCTCGACCACTCCATCCGCTGGGTAAGAGAAACATGACCGAACAGTGGCTGCGCGCTCGCGTCATGGAGCTGGAGCGCGACTGCCAACTGCTCCGCGCCGAGATCGAGGCGCTACAGCGCATGCGCCACGCTGAGCTGGAGAAGAAAAAATGAGCCGGCCGGTTATCGCACGCATCATTTGCTGGCTACTTGGGCATCGCTTTAAGGATTGGTATGCCGACGGAACAGTACCGTCCTATGAGACGTGTCAGCGTTGTAGGCATTACGTTGCAACTGGGTATTGCATATGAACAGGCCAATCGTCGCGCGCGTTATGTCGGGAATGTGGGGTCCGGTCACTGACCGCGGATCGTATTCATTCACGGAAGAAATCAGAAGGGCCGTCCCTGGCGCCGATCTCGGCCAGTCGCCCTACCGGGACTTTCAAGTGCAAGAGGTAGCAGACAATCTGATACGCGCTCCGAAAGATGCGATCCGATTGCTCGTCGGCACGTCGCTTGGCGCTTGCAACTGTCCTGTGGCTGCGACATACGCCCGAGAGGTCAAAATCCACGGGATGTTCGGTTTTCAGGCATCGCGCAATGGTGCTGACTGGGGGATTTTGTCAAACGTTCTCTTTGCTCACGAATTTTATGCGCCCGGCTGGTTCGGCACGTTCATCACGGCAGGTTTAGGAACGCTCGCATGGCACAAGGCGGCCGGCAATAACCGGACGACGCTGGTCCTGTCGAAGGAATACGCAATACACCCAGGAGAAACACCGAAGGCCAGGGGTGCATTTTTAGCTGAAATCAAACGTATCGTTGCCGTACCCGGCGACGAGGTATAGGAGCCGCCATGTTTTACGTCTACGTCATCGTCCTCTTCAACTTCTTCCACGTCCAGCAGGCGACGCTGGAGCGGCAGTACCCCGACCAGCAGACCTGCGAACGCGCGAGGGTCAAGCTTGGCTACGCACAGATCAGCCCGCTCGGCGTCCACGGCGAGTGCCAGATGGTTGCCGTGCCTGCGCCGCCGGTCCCGCCAAAATGAACACGAACAACACCCCGTCGATAATTGCGGTGGCGCTGATAGGGGCGATCATCGCCCTGGTGTTTTTGCTGGCATTTATGGGGCATGCCGACAGCGACGTTTTCAAGGTGCTAGTCGGTGCCCTGGTCTCCGTGGGTTTTACAAACATCGTGGGATTTTATTTTGGATCGTCAGCTAGCTCCAAGGCCAAGGACGACACGATAAACACGATGGCGACATCTGGCACGGGGTCCGGCACTCCCGCAGCTGTCACAACCGCCGCGAAGGTTGCCGCCGCGGAGGCGGCGCCTCCTGCAGCAGCAGCAGCAGCTCCACCTGCCGCCGAAATAGCTGCTCCTCCTGCCGCTGAAATTGCCGTCGAGCATGCGCTCGCGGAACGTGAAGAAGGAAAATCACCATGATGAGCATAATGTCTATCGTTTCGCTAGTTTCTGGCCTAATCCCGATCGCCACGCAGATCGGACAACTCTGGCAATCGAGCGCCGGTTTCGGCGCAATTGCCAACGCGATCATGAAAAGCCCGGCGCTCAAGTCGCTGGAGGAGTTTGGTGCTTCGCTGTTCCCCTCTGCGGACAAGAAAATCCAAGCTGTTCTCGCTGCTGTCCACCTCGGCTACCCGGAGTCGACCAAGTGGGCGCAGACATCGCTTAACATTATCCAAACAACAGGTTTCATCACCTTTGGCACGCCGCTTGTGGTCGACGGGATGTTTGGTTCAAAAACTTTCGCCGCCGTCGTGGTCTTGCAGGCAAAGCTGGGCCTGCCGGTGACAGGTGCTATAGCCGAAGCCGAGTACACAGCGATCAATAAGCTGATTATGCCACCGACAAAACCTTGAGGAGACTTTGACATGACCAACAACGAAATCGACGCAGGCGCGGTTGCCCTTGAGGCTTATGCCAAGGGCCAAAGCTGGTTCAAGGCCAAGATGGCCGCGCTACAGTCGCCGACCATCTGGCGCCAGGGCTCCATCGACATCATCCGCGCCGCGGATGGCAGCGCGGACCAAGAGCTTGCCGGTCGCGAGAAATCGGCCGTGGCAGGCTTGCACGCCGCGCTACGGTCAGTCGGGCACGAGGGCGAGCTGACCGACCAGCAGTACCGCGACGCTTCCGCCGCCGTCCTCGCGGCTGTCAACAGCCTGCGCCGAGCTGCAATGAAATGACGGATTTGGGGGACAAGTGCGACGCTTTGAGCGCGCGCATCATTGCGTTGCATCATCTCCTCGACGAGCGTGAGGAAAGAACTAAGGACCGCTTCGCGTCGATGGAGAAGGCGGTCTCCGCTGCATTTGCTTCTGCCGAGAAAGCCATCGACAAGGCGGACGCGGCCAATCAGAAGCACTTCGCTCAGATCAACGAGTTCCGCGCCGCCCTTGAGGACCAGACCGCGAGATACTTAGAAAAAGAGATCTATGCCGTCCAGCACGCCGCGCTCATAACCAGACAAGAAACACTCACCAACCGCGTCGTCGAACTAGAGCAGCGTTTTGTATCCCTCGTCTCCGCAAGCGCCGCGCAATCCCGCACCACGCTATGGATCATCGGAATTGCCATCGCGCTTGTCGCCCCGGCTGTAACAATCGCCATCTATTTACTTGGACGCCATTAGCCGTCTGGGTAGCTCTCGCGTGACTATAGCCAAAACCAAAGAGCGGCGCCGACATGACGAGCAAAATGCGGATCACAAACCCAACCCCATCCGTGCCCCTTGTAATGCAGCCCGCTTGTCGTCCGTGTCCACGCATTGCAGTCATCGCAAAAGCCGATCATGGCCGCTCCTATTTCTGTGAGCGTCTATTTTGTGAACACATCCAGAATATAACCCATACAGAACATTACCAAAGGCGACAAGATTACAAAGCCCATCAGCGCCCAAATCCATTTTTTCCAAAGCGGCATGGGCGCTTCTTATCTAACTAGGCGGATAGTCCAGCTGGTTGGGCACATTGACATAGATTACCTCGTGGTCATGCGGTTCCGAAGTGACCCGCTGAAACACCAGGTATCTGGTATTCGCGTTAATATAAGCCAACGTCCAACCGTCCCTGGCCATGTGATTCAACCAGTGCTGTAATTGTGGGAGGCTGCTCTTAATGTCGTACACAACTTGATATTCCATTATGGGCAATGCTCCTATTTCGTTTCGGATTTGCGAGTAGCTTTTTCACACTCTAAACAAATCCACTGATCAGCTTCTTCGGGAACGGGGCAGTCACCTATGGGCTTACCGCACCAATCACAGTTGTCTGGGTAGCCCCCGCGAAACGCGATAAGCAGATCAAGAGTTGTTGGCATCAACCGCTCCTATACGCAGCCGCTCATAAGTGCATCAAACCCTGCCGAGCAGCAGTAGCACGAGCAGGACGATCAGGATGATGCCGACGATGCCGATGCCGCCAGTGCCGATGTGCCCGCCGTAGTAGCCGTACCCGCCGCCGAACAGCAGCACGATAAGGATGACGATCAGGACGATGCCGAGCGGACTCATTTGCCATCTCCTTGCGTTCGTTTGCTGGATTCTGCGTTCGTTACGACGCGCGCCATTCGGCTAACATATTGATTATGTTCTAGTTTTATCGGCTTTGTCATAACAATCCAGTAAGACTAAGCGCCTGTCCCACCTTGGGTTTTCAGTTTATTCGCGCGGGACAGATGGTGAATAGCGGCAACCGCGTTCTCTTTTTGTATGCTGAACCGACAGTATTTGTCGACCATTTTTACACTCATGCCGACAGCGTCGGCGATCTGAGATTCCGTTGCCCCGGCGCGGCGTAGGCGCACGCAAGCATAGCCGCGAAGTCCATGCAGGACGAGCGGGATTGCGCGATGCTCGGCCAAGGCTGGATTGCGCCGGCGCTCCCACATCCACGTCATAGTCAAGTCCTTGCGGGCCCAAGGCCGTCCGTCGAGCCGTCGAAGGAACGGTCCCGGTTCCCGCTGCCAAGTCTGCATGGCCGCTTCAAGTTCGGCGGGGATGGGCAGAAATACCTGTATGCCGACCTTTACCGTCGATTTTACATAAATTCCACGCACTCCCCGGAATACATCAATGTCGGTCCAGCACATGCGGACGAGATCGGAGCCGCGCTGCCCGGTGTTTGCCGCCAGCGTCACAGCTCGCGCCAAGTCAGGCCGAGCATGGGCCTCGGCAATCGCCACCTGTTCGTCCGTCCAAGGAATGTGACCGCCGTCCGACTTCGCAATCTCGACGCCTAGCGTAATCTGTCTCGGCAGCAAATCGCGAACGAGTGCAAATTTTTCTAGTGCTTTTAGGGCACCCATTGCCTGCCCGCACTTTCCAGGGCGATCGGCAATACCGTCGAAGAATCCTTGGACGAGGCTCGGTCTTATCTCATCGAGAGGTAACGAGCCGAGGGTGTCCGGGCGAGCCATGAACATCAGGGCGCTTCCCCATCCGATCTGCGTCGATCGACTGTATCTCGCCCATTTTGGATTTTGTTTCGGGTCCATCACCTTGCGGGTCAGGTCGCCAAAGCTCTGCACGATATGGTTTGAGTTCGGCCGCCGCTTTCCTCGTGGCATCGCGGATTCTCCCCGCCTGATCGGCGTTAGCTTCGCCGCCCTTGAGCGCGGCGTCAACCTCACTCCACTGCCAGAAACGCTTCCCGCCCCTTTTCCTCGGCGGCGGCAATAATCCTTGCGCAACCCAATTGTCGATCGTTCGCGTCGACACGCAAATGAGCCACGCAAGGGTGTGCGCGTCACACCAAGGAGGGGGATGATCGCGACGGAGTTCCATCACGCCGCGGCCTTTTTGCTCAGCGCGTTGATTTCCTCTGACATTTCATCAACGATTTTGTTAAGTTGCGGAATATATTTACCGAATGTGTGCGTTATCTGTCCGTATTTGTGCAAATAGATTTGAAGATCGCGGCGTGCGGCTTCAAGGACTTGCAGGGTCAAATCACTAGAACTCCTGATAAACTCAGGAGTGGCATATCCCCGCTCGCCATCTGACGCGATTGAGTAGAGGGCGCGGCCACTTACCGGCTCTCCACCCTTCACCAAAACCCTGACAATACAGAGGCGTTGCACGTACCCTCGCGCAACTTCACGCCAATGTAATTCCGCAGCATGATGCACATCCCAATCCCATCCGCCGTGAATGGGGCTGCGAGGTTTTTTTGCTTCTTCCACGATGTCCGCTGGCGGCACGAGTTCGACGGGCCGTCCTTTGGCTAATCGCGCGATGGTGTCGCCAAAGACTTGCGCTTCGAGTTTTAGTTTAGGTCCGGGGCTCCAAGTGTATTTCATTTTCAATCCTGCCTATCCGATGCGCTACGTTGCCCTGCGGTGCATTGCGTTGCATGCCGCTGCCGTCCTGCTACTGCGGTCCACTGCGCTGCGATGCTATGCCCTCCAATGCGGTCCTGCCGATGCCATCCTCGCCACTGCCGTGCCCTGCGATGCGGTGCAAGCCACTCCTGCCATTGCTATGCCGTGCGGCGCGATGCCCTGCCGTGCGCTGCGATGCTATGCACTGCATTGCGGTCCTGCCATTGCGATGCGGCGCTTTGCCGTGCACGCCACGCCGATGCGCTGCCGTCCTGCCATTGCCTGCCAATGCGGTGCAATGCGTTGCAGTGCGATGCGGTACTTTGCGGTGCGGTCCTGCCATTGCGATGCTGTGCTCTGCTTTGCTTACCGGTACCATCCTTTGCGCTCCTGCCACTGCGATGTCCTCCTGCCAATCCAGTCCTTTGCTTTGCGAGCCAATGCGATGCCTTGCCTGGCGATCCGCTCCTGCCGATGCATTGCTTTGCAATGCATTGCGCGCCGCTGCGAGCCCCTGCACGCCGCTGCACTCCTGCCATTGCAGTGCATTGCGGTGCGATGCGGTGCCGTGCACTGCATGCCTTTGCGGTGCCTTCCTGCCATTGCCATGCGATGCTGTGCGCTGCAGTGCGTTGCGATGCGCTGCATTGCGATGCCGTGCGTTCCTGCCATTGCCCTGCCTTGCGCTACAATGCGTTGCCGTGCCGTGCAGTGCTCTCCTGTGCGGTCCTGCCATTGCCTGCCAATGCGGTGCGATGCGATGCGATGCATTGTGCTGCATGCCGATGCCCTCCTGCCACTGCCATCCGCTGCTCTGCCATGCATTGCGCTGCAGTGCAGTGCTCGCCGCTTCTCTCCTGCCATTGCTATGCCGTACGATGCGCTGCCGTGCCGTGCAAACCGCTGCAAGCCGCTGCGCTCCTGCCGATGCGATGCCATGCGATGCTGTGCGATGCCGTGCGTGCCAATGCGCTCCTGCCATTGCCATGTGATGCTTTGCAAGCCGATGCGATGCGATGCGTTGCCATCCTGTGCGTTCCTGCCATTGCTGTCCGCTGCTCACCACTGCTTTGCTCTGCCTTGCGCGCCGGCACTCTCCTGCCATTGCAGTGCTCGCCTATGCCTTGCGTTCCTCTGCCCGCCAATGCGTTCCTGCCGATGCAATGCGTTGCCATGCTGTCCCGCCATTGCCTTGCTGTACTGTGCAGTGCACTGCCTTGCTCTTACTCAGCTGCTTCCTGGATCACGCGATCCCATTTGTAATCAGAGAAAAGCTGATCGCGCTCGAAAAGCTGCACCTCTTCCTCAGTAGCCATGCGGCACTGACCAAACGTACCAGTGTCCGAGTTCTTTGAACCTGGGCGCCATTCGCATTGACCGTCTGTCATGCCCGCGACCGCTAGTGCTTGCAGCAGTTGCTTCTCGGAACAAACGGTCGGGATGAACTTGATGCGCAACAAGACCGCCCAGGGCCAGTATTCCGGCCGGTGCCGGATATCCACGACGCCGCTTTCGTTGCGCACCACATCCTCACGACACCGCGGCACGCGACCGATTTCATTCGGAAAATGCGGGCGCTTCGCGATATGTTTGGGCTCTTTGGGATAGATAAGCCGGACCAGATTTGTCTCGATGCAATCTGCTTGCACATAGACGCTGCCCTTGGCTTTCGTCCTCGGTACGCCACTCTCTTTGCTAAAGCCCTTGACAAGCATGCCCTTTAATCCAGACGCTTTGATGCCCTCCCAGCCATCGACGCTGACATACTTCGCCGCCTCGAAGTTGGCGACCGGGTCCTTCTTCTGACGGCCACCGCTGGCCTCCCCCATGTGTTTCTTGAGGATTTGGTCGCGGTGCTTCTGCGAGAAATTGTGCACGATCAGCGGCGTCTCGCCAATGAGTAAGGTCATCAGCGTTTTTGTTTCCACGCCCGGAATTACGATGATGTTCCCGAGCTTAGTATCAAACTTTTTTACTTCGACCTGCTCTTTGGTGCTGACGATCTTTAGAGACTCTTTAGTCTGCTTAGCCATTTTGGTTCCTCCTGGTTAAGCTGGTGCATTTTCCATCAGTCCGCGCAGCTCATCGCCGATTTTGTTAAGAGCCTCTTTCTCTTTCGGCGACCGACTCTTGTAGAAGGCATTTAGCGCGCCTCTGCCGCGTATGGCGGCCTCGCGCGCCATGTCCTCAAGCGAAAGAGTGGCGGCCCCTGCGGGTGGCTGAACGGGGGCTGGTGCAGGGGCCGCCGTCTCCGGTGGACCTACCGGAGATCCGCGTGACCAGGCGGCTAGTCGCTCGCCCGTCTCGATTGTTATCGGTTCGCCGTCGCGGACAATCTGCGCGAGATCGGGCCGCGTGTATTTGGTGACGTGCAGCCGGTGCTCACGGTCAATCCAGCCATGCACAAACATTTCAAACAGAATGTCCTCGCTCTGCTTGGGCTCTAGCGTTTCCGACCTTACCCACTCTTTCTTTCCGTCCGGCTTCTTGCGCTCGATCATCGGATACTTGGCGCGCATGCAGACGATGACGAGCGGAATTGGCGTCGACAGAAGCCGCAGCATGAAATGTCGCTGGTGATCCATCTTCGGCTTTTGCCAGACCAGCGGGCCACTCTTGCCGGATGCCTGCGCTTCCGCCGCCATGCCGAGAACGCCGCCGGCACCCTCCCATTCGTGCGACGCCGAGTCGATAATCAGAGCGTCGAGCTTGGCGTTCTCTGCCGCGGTGATGGCCTGGCCGTATTCAGTCGGCGAGAACGAGCCGCGCATTGGCAGCACGTCAAAGCCGCCCGGCACGATGTCCGCGTATGCCTCGCCGCGACCGGACTCCGTCTCGATCATGCCGATACGGCCCTGCGGCCCGACAAAGCCGCGCGCGAGCAGCAATGCGCTGTACGTCTTACCGCAGCCCGACTCGGCATAGAGGCCGATCAGCGGCTTCGCTTCACTGCGCTTCGCTGGTCGGAAACTGATCATTTTGCCAATCTATGCTTAATCGCCACAATCTATGCTTAATCGCCACTCGACGAAGCTTGTCCTCAACGCGAGCGTCTAGCTTTTCTCCTTCGATGCCGAAGCATTTTGCGAGGAGTTCGAGGTAGACCCTAATGTCGGCGATCTCGTCGCGTATCTCGTCTGCTAGATCGGCCCCATCGCGCCAGCGTTTCTTGACCATGTTTGCCAATTCGCCGGCCTCGCCGCACAGGGCGAGCGCCAAAAAGCGCTCATCCTCGCTGGAATAGGGCTGGAACAGGTGGGCTGTCATGCGCTCGTGCAGTTCAAATAAGTTCATATTTTTCACCCCGCCGTCAGAATGTTGTCTGCAAACTCGATTTCTTCCCGGTCGAGCCACTGGCTTTGCTGCCAAATGGGATAATCCGGCACGATGACATGCGCTGGATAGCCGGGCCAGTTGTTGCGCTCCATGCAGCGATCCCAAATGCCAAGCGCAACATCGAGCTTCTTGCGGCCTATTGTCAGCGCGTCCTCGCCCAGCTCCATGATCGTCAAGCAATACGGCTCATAGGTCTCCTGCAGCACAAACATATAGCGCCGGCGCCGACTGATCCCGACAGTCGTGTCCAGTCCGCGTTCGGCCATTGCCGCCTGAATGTCGAGCCCATATTCGGCCATGTAGCGGCCAACGCCAATCGGCGCGGCGCTCGCCTGCGTCGTCTTGTAGTCAGCATAAATGTTCAGATCGTTTGACAGCCAGTCGAGCATTTGCCGGCGCCAGGTTTTTTTCTCGCGCCAAGCAACCACGACTTCGGAATTTCCGGTGAGGAGTCCGAATCGAACAGGCTCCGATATGCTGGCGAGCTGTTCGCGCCCGCGGCTGACCATCGCCGATGCGATCTTGAAGTGCTTATCGAGCACGGCAAGCTTACCTTCTGCCTTTGCTTCCTCGCGCCGGCGCTGCGCGTCCTTTGTCCGCCAGTCGTCGAACTCATCGAGCACGACTAGATTGCGCCCTCGATTGAGCATCAGCGTGTGCGCGATGTGCGCCACGTCGTACTTGGTAGGGTCGTCGGGTTGAAAATTCGGATTGAGCCGCGGATGCTGGTGCCAGGCATGTAAAGGCGAATGATCGAGTATGACCTTACAGAGCGATTGCGTGACAGACGGGCCTGGGCATGGATCGCTAAAGTACGCGGCAACATCGAAATCATGGTACACTCCCGGTTCAGTTATTGTGTTCATCGGTGCATGATCTCCCAAAGAACGGAAAGGGCGAGCAGGATCGCGAGCGAAATAGCGATGTCTCCAATCATTGTTGCTGTACCTCGTGATATGCCTTCCATACTGTTTGGAAACGTGCGAGCACCCGCACCCATTTCACGACCTGGTCTATGTCGCTGCTTTTCGTATAAAATCGGATGTTGTCGCTGACTTGCCTTGTCAGCGCTTCGAATTGAGCGGGCTCAAGAATAATCACGACGCTTGGCCGGCGAGCCATTGGTCCCTCCTCCGCGCAAGACGATAGCGATAGCTGCGGCCATCTTCGGCCTCGCGCTCGACCGTGCCGCGGTTGACCAAGCGCCGAAGCATCTTGCGGACTTGGTAGTCCGCGCGCTGAACGTGAAACTGGATTTGCTGCGGCGTGCGCCAGACTACCGAGAGCCCGGCCATGACTTCCCGTTCGAGATCGGGTTCGAGCAGGCTGTTTAGCCGCTCCTCAAGCTGGAAAACGACTTCGATATAAAACCAGGTCTTGTTCTCTAATTCGTGGTCGTTTCTGTATGTAGCATACCGCTCGTGCCAGCGCTCGATTTCGGCCTTTAGCAATTCGACTTGGCTGTCGGTGTCCAGCGCCTCTAGCTTCGCGTCAAACTTCGCGAAGTAGGCGGCGACGCTTTCCGTGTGTCTGTGAATGCCATCCGACATGGGATGGCTCTATATTCCAAAACGAATACGGCGGTCAAGCGGAAAATTCGTTCACGAATATTTTTGCCCGGCGCTTAGGAGCCAACCAACTACAATCTGGCAAGCGAAGACAAGCACTCCCCAGCTCGCCAAGGGCAGCAAAAAATCCCACAGGCCGTACCAAAATATTATCACAAGGGCCATTGGAAAAACTCCAATTCCCAATATGAACACGCCGACTATTACTGCCCAGCCACCCCAATAACTATAAACGACCGAAACGGAAATTAACCACACTCCGAGACCAAATATAACCGACGAAATATAATAGCCTATCACGGCCGCAAGCCTAGTCCTTTTGAATATAGCCAAAACGGGCAGTATGGTGAGACAGAGGATAAGCACAGTACCGCCCAAAAATCCGTGGTAGTCGAGAGCAATCTGAATGATGTTCATAGGTCCAACACCGTCCGTCGAACCCGTCCGATTACAGCAAAGTCCCGCTTCCTCTTTATGAAGATTGGCTTATTTGCCGCGTTCCACGAATGGGGCACAAGGCGATCGGGATCAGACTGCCAAAGCTTGAAAGTCGTGCCTTCTACACGGTGCCAGAAAATGTATGGCTTCCCTTCGTTTAAGTCCCGCTCGCGTCGATCCACCACAATTACGGAGCCGTCAGGAGAAAAGCGATCCATAGAATCGCCCTTTACTTCGAGGGCAAAGAACTCTCCGTCGCCAAGCCCAGAAAAGATCATCTTCGGGGAGTCGACCTCGGGCACTTGACTGTTTGCGTCTATCAAGCCGCCGGCGCTTACCCACGAAATGAGCGGAATCTGTTGAACACCCGGCGCCATAATCTCCGGCAAGATACCCACGGATTTCGGGTCTTTTTCAATAGCCCGGACCACTCTGTCCCACTGCCGCTTGTTTGGCGATTGTGTGCCTGCCAGCCACTTCGAAAACGTGCCCTGGGTAGTGCCTACCTGCCGGGCGGCAACCGTCTGCGTGTAGCCACCCACGCGAAGGTATTCGGCTAAGATTTTTGGAACGTCCATGGCCCAGCCCTGGCCAAAGCTTATTCCGGGTGCGATTTCGTTGCCGAATAAAATGCCTTGACGAATAAATTCGTTTTCGAATATTAAGGTGCTCATGACACCTATGCTTCGAGTCCGAAAGAACTTCCTTGGCCTATCGCAGGCCAAGCTGGCGCGGATTGCCAAAGTATCTCAGGGCACTGTTTCCAAGTGGGAAGCGGGTGAGCTTGAGCCTGATCGGTATCAGCTCGCCCGTATTCGTAACGCAATTCAGGGGCGCGGCATCGAATGGGATGACCGCTGGTTCTTTGAAGCGCCGCCTAACCAGTCTGCGGTAGCGGCAAAATGATCTCCTTCAAGTCCAGTAGTGGTGCGGGCCGGCACTGTGGGGTGTCGGGGGATGGGTCAGCACCGGCCCGCGTCTCGCGGCCACGAGAGTTCGGTGCGTGTGTGGGGGTTGCGTCATGCGTGCAGTGTTCGGCAACCCGGTCGCGGTTGCCACCGAATTGCAGGGACAGTTTGTGCCGGGCAGGGACAAAATTGTCCCTCCACCAAAATTCGCAAGCGTCTGTAGGCTTTTGTGGCCGCACAAAACTGCGGCGCATCTGGCCGCGATCGCTGGCCGCGATGAGCGAACAGCTAAGCGCTGGTTAAGCGGCGAGTTTGAGCCGCCGGTCAAAGTCGTCCTGGCCGTGATCCAGGAAATGTTCGCGTAGCGTCCGCTTCCCGTTCGTGAGGGACCAAGAAAATGCCGACAAGCACGGCCGATCGGCCGTTCGCTCTGCCTGCGGATTCGGTGGAGATCGTCGTCGATCTTCCGTTCCCGCCGTCGACCAACCGCATCTGGCGCGTGCGTGGCCACCGCGTCTACCGCTCGAAAGAATACATCGAGTGGTGCGAGGCGGCCGACATGCAGATCATGGCCTCGAAACAATATCCAAAGCGCAAAATCAACGGGCCGTTTGAAGTGCATTTTGCCTTCAAGCCCGGCCGCGCGGGCATGGATTTGGACAATCGGTTGAAGGCCGTTTTGGACTATCTGCAAAGCCGCTCGATTGTCGCCGACGACAAGCATTGCCGGCGGCTGACCGCGGAGTGGCGGGAACAGGAAATGGAGTGCCGGGTAACACTGCGGAGCCTGCACGATGGAGTAGCGCAGTGAGCAACAATGGTATTCGTTTCAACCGTGATCAAAAATTTGATCTGCAACTCGCCGAAGCACTAACCAACGAGCGCCGCCTCGCTGATATTTTTACGGCGGCAAAGATCGAGAAGATTGAGTTGAAAAGTGAGACTTGGCAGTGGGAGCAGACCGGCAATATTTGCATCGAATATCGCCAGAATGGCAAACCCTCCGGCATCGCGACGACCGAGGCGGACTATTGGGTGCATGAGCTGCGCCGCGATGGCCATACACTCTGTTACCTCATGTTCCCCATTGAGCGCCTAAAAGAGCTTGCACGGCAAGCCTACGCGCAGGGCCGCTACCACGAGGGCGGCGGCGACGGCGGGCGGTTCTGCAACGTGCTCATTCCACTGAGGGAAATTTTGAAATGAGCGACCAGAAATTCACGAAGATCGCCGGGGGACTACTTGTCAACATTCGAGACCTCGTTGATTGGGGAATCGAGGGCGGACACACGAGCGCCGATCAATTGCGATTGACTGTGGCGGCGCGGCGCGATCAGGCCGCCAAATTGATTGAGGCGGGCGTCAGCCAACGCCAAGCGGCGAAAATCTTGGGGGTAAAACGCACGACACTTCAACGCGACGTGGCCCACAATGGGCCAGGAAGTGACCCAAAGCGGGCCACCAAAGCCGAGCGCCGCGCTGCGCGCGAGAACGAACTCGCAGCTAAGCAAACTGCGCTCCCGAACAAGCGGTATGGCGTCATTCTCGCTGACCCGGAATGGCGGTTTGAGCCCTACAGCCGCGAGAGCGGCATGGATCGCTCAGCCGATAATCACTATCCGACCAGCATCACGAATGCGATCGCATCTCGCGATGTAGCGAGCATTGCCGCAGACGATTGCGTCTTGTTTCTTTGGGCAACGGTGCCGATGCTTGACGACGCCATGGCTGTCCTGAAAGCGTGGGGTTTCAAATACAAATCACATGCGGTTTGGGACAAAATTCACATCGGAACCGGCTATTGGTTCCGCAATCGGCATGAGCTGCTATTGGTCGGCACTAAGGGCGACATTCCGGCACCCGCGATGGGTGACCAGTTTGCATCAGTGATGACCATTGCTCGCAAAGAACATTCGGCCAAGCCAGCGCAGTTTCTCGAACTGATTGAGAACTACTTCCCCACGCTTCCAAAAATCGAACTCAATCGACGCGGCCCAGCTCGGAGCGGTTGGGATGCTTGGGGCAATGAAGCAGCGGCAGAGGCCGCCGAATGATACTGAGGAGCCTGCACGATGGATGATAGGCGCCTGAGATGGTCCGAGGAAAAGACCGAGCGGCTGAAAACCCTATGGGCTGAAGGCCATTCCGGCGGCGTAATCGCGGCCCTGCTCGGCAACTTCACGCGCAATTCGATTATCGGCAAGGTGCACCGCCTAGGCCTTGAAGGGCGGCGGGCGAGTGTCCGAGCGAAGCCCAAGCCGCGGGCCGATCGCCCGGTCGACGAGCTTAAGATTGCCGTGCGGCGATGGGGCCGCGGGCAGGTGCTAGTGGAAATCCCGGCCGCTATGCCGCCCGTGTGCCTTGAGGAGCCGCCGGCGACGCGCAATTGCAGCCTGCTGGAGCTGACTGCCAGGACGTGCCGCTGGCCGGTTCGCGGTACGGGGGCCGACACGGTTTTCTGTGGCTCACAGCCGGTGCGGAGACGCCCGTACTGCGCCTACCACGAGAGGATGGCACATTACCGCGGCCCACAAGAAAAACTCACCAGCGGGCTCCCTAGCCCGATTGCGGGGCAATCCGCATGAGCATCATCCCAGTCCTCCGCGAACTCATAGCAGCAGGCGTCACGGGTGACGCTTTGATTGCCGCTGTCGAACGCTATGAGTCCGCTCGGACGGCCGGCGCGATCCGTCAACGCAGATACAGAGAGCGCCAAAAAGCGTCACGCGTTACGTCACGCGAAGCGTCACCCGTTACGTCACGCGTTACGCCCGTCACCCGTGACGCCATGCGTGACGTAACGGGTGACGCAACAAAGCAAAAAACAAAGCCATCTCAAACGCTTGTATTTGACCCGCGTTACGTCACGCGTGACGGCCACAATTCGCCGGAATATAATCTTTCTTCTTCTTCTTCTTCTTCTCAGAGTAAGAAGATTAAGAAAGAAAGAAAGATATATAGGTCGATTTCGATCGAAACCGTCACTAGTGACGCTGATCGCGACTATGCCCGCTCGAAGGGTTTTGACGACGCCAAGATCGCCAGCGAGTTTGAGCGGTTCAAAAATCACGCACTCGCCAACAACCGCAAATGCGCTGATTGGCACCGCGCATGGTGCAACTGGGTGACATCGCCTTACCAGCTAAACGGAGCCGCGAATGCCGCAAATCGACACCCAAAGCAAAAACTCGCTGACACCTTGGAAGCCCTCGACCGAGCTTTCGATCTCGATGCAGGCGGCGGCTTCGGCGAAAGCGATAGCATGGTCGACATCACCCCAGATCGCGCTGAGGGCGGCGCGGCAACTGGCCGGACAGTGGCCGTCCGCAAGCCCGGCTGATCCGCAGGAGTGGATCAAAACGCTGGCGATTATCCTCGCAAAATATCCTCTTGGTGTGGTCGAGGAGTGTGTCGATCCAGCGTGCGGCTTGGCGGGCTCAAATCGCTTTGCCCCGTCCGGTGCCGATATCACGGCCTGGTGTGACAAGCGGGTTGCCTTCCACCGCGGCATGGTGAAATGGGGCACGATGGACATGGCCACCAAAGCGGAGGCGCGGCAATTCACCGAGCAGCACCAACGAGGCATGCTCAAACGGCTACAGGATCTCATGCGCGGGCTTTTGCGCAAGCAGCAGGACGAGGAGCAGGCCGCATGACCCGTTATTCCCTGCGGTTTACAACGGAACAGGATGCCCAAATCAAAGCCCGCGCCATCCTCCGTGAATACCCATATACCATCGTTAACGTCTACAAGGCCGGAAATTACTGGATTGTCGATGTGCAGCGCGGAACGAGTTGCGATTGAATAACACCCCGGAAAACCGCGTGATTGCGGAGTTTTCCGATTATTCCGGCTTGCTCGCGGCACTGCGGTCGATCCGCGAAATGCGCAACATTTCGTTTGAAAAACTAGACGAGATTGTAGGCGCGCCAACCGGCTATTTCAGCAAAGTCTTTGCCCCGAAATCAGAGCGCAAGATCACCATGCAGTCGATGGGCTGGGCGATGGCAGGATTGGGCGTCAAGGCAATCCTGGTTGACGATCTGGAAATGCTGGAACGGCTGAAAACACGCTACGATCAGCGTGACAATAAGGTCGTGCGCGCTGGCACTGTGCATATCCTCCTGTCGCGTAATCTGATGAGGCAAAATCAGCGCAAAGGCGGCGAAAATAGCAGAAAGTTCGTCACCAAAGCATATGCAAAAAAGATAGCGCGCAAGGCTGCATTAATCCGCTGGAATGATGTCAAGGCGGCTGTTGCGCCGGTTCACTTGGCACCCGGTCGCGTGACAGGCTTGCAGCCAAAATCCAATCTCGCGCGAGGCTCAAAAAAGCCTCCTGCATTTCCGCAGTCTCAGCTTCAAGGGACCACTCAAGACACTGTTGCGCAAACTTCCGGTAGTCGTCGGCGGCCAGCATCGAAGCACCCTCCAAGGCCGAAAGCTTAGAACGGGCATGTGTTCAAAATTGAACAGTCCGCGCGTTTATGTCAAGCCGCAGCGCAAATAGCACCGCAGTAATTTTTCCAAGGTTTTCGGTATGTTGTCGCCGGCCGCATAGCGGGTCAGTTGCCGAACCGAGACGCCAAGGGCTGCGGCAGTCGCTTGGGATTGCGGCAACAGCTTGAGTCGCTTTAGTGCTCTGAGGTAGGCTTCGGTTGTCATTGTGTGTGCTCCAGCGGCGCCCTCGCGGGCTTGCTAGGGGCCGCAATGATAGGGGCAGGGACGGCAATCCCTGCCCCACTGATTTTCAGGCGTTGTCGGTGGCGTTGTCGGTGGCCCATTCGACATCGCAAAAGTGCGACGCTTTTGATCCGACTTCGCTTCCGTAGCGAATGAAGGCGTAGCTAGAAATGAACGCTACAAGAACGCCCTCTTCGATGGTTTTGCGGCCTCTGTCGATACGGAGTACCTTGCGGCCGATGTCGTTTTTGGTCGGCTCAATCATTTGAACAACTCCTGTTGCTTGTGTTCGTCGCCAAATAACGTTTCCCGCTATATCCGAAACGAATAGCGCTCCGCGTTATACATGGCGCTTTCATTGAACAAGTGCGGCACGCCATCAAAAAGCCACGGCTGAGTGGAATGGCGCGAGCCACACGCTGCCGCCTCGCGCGCGGCCTCCCCCCTTGTGCGTTGCCACATCTGCCAGCCTCGCCGACCCTCCCGCGATGCAGCACCTCCGCGGCACTGGCTCAACGTTCAGCACCAGCGACAAAGCTTGGCTGCCGTTCCGCGATAACCCCAAAATCCGCAAACGCAACGGCCGTCTGCGCCGCCTCATGCGCGCCGGCGAACTACAGCGCATGACGAAGGCTCAACTGCGCGAACTCGGCGAAGCCGCCATCCGCCAACGGGCACGCTAATGCCCCTCCTCTGGTTCGTCGTCATCATCGCCATCTGGGCCGCCATCACCGGCAGCATCCTCGACACAGCCATCTACGGAACTTGCGTGCGTTGCCGTAAGCGCCCGCGCTGATCCACGCTGCGGCGCATGGAACTCACGCCAAGCACGTCCGAACCGCGGCCGCGCGACAACAGCTCGCTCTCGCGGACACGCAACGCTGGCCGAACACAGCCGATCACGCCGCGCGTCCGCCAAGCGATCGAGCATATGGTGAACGACGCGGACGACTATCAAAACGCCGCAGCCAAAGCAGGATTGACCACTCACGCTCTCCGCTTAGCTCTCGGGAAGCCGCACGTTGCCGCGTATCTCAGAGCGCAAGTGCAGGTACTCAGGACGGCTCAGGGGCCGCGCAACATTCATCGGCTGTGTGAAATCCGCGACGCGGCCAACAACATGCCAGCCGTGAACGCCATCAAGGTCCTTGAACAGTTGCCGGACGACGCAGCTGCGCGGGCGAGCGCCGGTTCAGCGGCCCCTGGCGTGACGGTTCGCATTGTCAATCTGGTGCAATCGCCGCCGAACGAGAGCGGGATCAAGTGCTTAGACATACCAGCGCAGTAAAGCGAAGGACCCGCGAGCTGACCACCCCCGCCCGCCCCCCGGGGAAAAACCAGTCGTTTGCGGTTCGTTCCTACATTCCCCCTCCACATTTTGCCTACGAATTGTGTGGGGTGAAAAAATTGGGGCGGTTGGAACATTTGGGGGTTTGGGCAACGGAGGACTGATTGGTTCATCGGCGAGCCGCCGGTGTTTGTGGGTCCGCACCTACATGGACGGATTGGCCTGCGGTAACAAAAGGCTGCGCGGCGGCTCACCGATGAGCTTGGATGCCCGTAACGGCCAGGACCGTGACCGGCGTCCGGTTGGACACAATAGGAGGATTGAGCGATGTCGACGCGGTTATCGGTGACGATTGCGACGCCTGCGACGCTAACGAAGCACGGGGAGAC